ATAATCTACTTAAAGTTAAATTACCTGATGTACTACCACTAGTAATTGTAGTTATTTCTAATTGAGTTGTATTAGGAACAGTAACTTTATATCTACCAGATACAACATCACCACTACTCACATCAATATATACTTTGTTTCCAGTAGATAAACCGTGTGCAGAACTACATGTAATAGTAACTGTCGAACCAGTTCTTGAATATGTGGAACTTATTCCAGGATCTTTCTCAACTATACGATCTGCTAAACGCTCCCCTGCAAAGAAAGCAACGTCTGTAGGCAAATACCGAAGACGAACTCTAATAGTGGTCCAAAGTGTATCCCCAAAAGTAGTCGATAAATAATAGTTAACATTTCCGTTTACGTTTGCATTATTAGAGACAGTTAATGTAAATGTATTCTGTGTTCTACCTGTAATTAGGGCGGTTTCATCTACTCCTCCACCAGTTTGTATATCTAAATAGACACTTTGACCTATAAATAAACCATGATCATTTTTAGTTACTACAACAGTTGTTCCAGTTTGTGTATATGTCGCAGATACCAGATTACCTAGATAACGAACTGCCAAAATAGGTAATCCAAAATCATAAAAACTAAAGGCATCTGTATCTCTCATGCCTACTATGTGTTCACCTAATTCTTGATTAACAGATGGAAAAGTATATATTCTGGCTGGTATAAAAACACCAGGAAACTGTTGGAAGGTGAAATAAACTCGGTAGTCACCTCTTCTATCTCTTTCTTTAGCTGTAGAACCTAAAAAGTTTTGAGTTGCTGAATATAATTCGTATCCTCTTCTCCATCGAGACCAAAGAGAGTCTGTATTATAAAAATTTATTTCACTATTTCGATAAGCTTTTCTAGGTTTACTTACATTAAAACTATCTTCTCCAAGTTTCTTGGAAAATTTATTATTAAAACCTAACTTTTTTTGGTTATCAAAACCGCCAACCCCAAATGGCATGACAATTTAATAGAAACCACCTTGAACATTACAATAGAAACCAGTTGATAAAGCTGTTGAACCATTTGCTGCTACATATAAAGCTTGTCCTCTCTTTAACATAAGACCACGTTGTTTTGGAGCTACTTCGTTATTTGCAGAAGTAAAGTTAGTACCAGCTTGAACTACAGGATGATTAATTAAAGGTAATTCTTCATTTAAAGTTAAACTATAGTTCTGTTTAGAGGCAACAGAATCAATACTTGAAGTAAATAAAGGGAAGAATTGGTTAGTATTAGTAACAGTTCCAGTACTTACTAAGTAAAAGCAAAATAGTGTTGGTTGATAAACAGTGACGTTACCAGTAATAGATCCTTGAGAAGGTATTGTTACTGTAAAAGTTGTAGCCGTAACGGAAGTAACAGTAAAAGTATTATCAACAGGAACAGTTCCAGAGCTATATGTGGTGAAGTCCAACATTACTTGTTGTCCTTCTTTTATATGATGTCCACCAGCAATAGTTACTGTACAAGTTGTCGAGTTAGCTGCATATGTTCCAGTGGTACCTGCAACAGGTGCTAAAAAATTAACCTCATGTTTACCATATTGGAACCAAATTTCATCAATATATGCACCACTAATAGATGTATCTGTTAATGCTGAGTCTGCATCGAAGACTTTTGTAGCATTACCTACAGCAGTTGGAGTGTAACTGGTATTAAAACTTTGACCAGCCGCAACAGTTACGAGAGTAGATATTGTCGCTGGACGATCTACCATTAATGGCTGTTTATTTGAACTACTGCTTGACACGTTTATTTACAAGTAGATTTAAAACCTATTATAACGGAAGAGTTTTTTATAATTTAGAAATAACCACTTACTGGACCCCATTCTTCAGGATGAGCTTGTGGTCTATCAGAAAATGTTTGAAATGTTGACTCTACAGGTTGTCCTGCATAACCTACACCTTGTGGTGCGCCTATAGAATAAGGAGTTAATGCAAGTGCCGAAGTATCACCCGCCATTCTTATTGGACTCCTAGAAGTAGTAAACTTTCTTTCACCACTTACCCCTGGATGTTCATAAGGAATCCTTTGTCTCCAACTATGAGGTCTAGCAGATTCTCTATATCCTGCACGAGTAGTAGGTTGAATAGACATCTTATGCAGCAGCTACACTAAAGACAACAGTTGCAGCAGTTCCTCCAGTCTCTGAAATAAATCTTGGTCTTATCCATCTAACTGGAGTATTTGCAACGTTATAAGCGTAAGTACCATTAGCAGTTATTGTTTGCTCAGAAATAATCTCTGCATAATTTGTTCCATCCACACTTCCCTCTAAACTGACTTTTACGTTTGTATTTATAGTTGCAACAGTAGCTATAAGAGTATAATCCTTTGTGCAAAAGGTATTATTATCAGCTACTTGTAAAGCGGTACCAACACCAATAGCTTCTAAAGCACTATCAGTTTGAAAAATAGTATCTTGAAAATAATGTATAGCCATAAATTTTTAATTAACCTATTACTAAGAATAACAGGGGGAAACGCTATCTGTAAGTTGTTTCCAAAACTAGTCTGGTACCTACAGCTACATCAGCTGGACCAGGTAAAGCCTGTATAAATTCTGCACCCTCTCTATTAAAACGATATCTAGCTTGTTCTGGATTTCTATAGTTTGGTACATATAAATGACAGAACGATCAACGTCTCCAGCAATTGTCTCAATACGGTTTCTTGGAGTCGTATCATTATTGACACTACCTGTCATATCTGTACGTTTCTCAGCTTCATCACAACGATTAATCTGTTCAACAATTTTGTCATACCAAAAAGAATCTTGAATATTATCTAATGCTTCTTCAAGACGTCCTTGGTCACCAGCAGGTACCGAAGTTAAGTTATAACCTAAGTGCCATCTGACCTTAGACTTTAAAAAAGTATCAAGCTTCATTAACTATTAACAAATAAGCCTACGTTTATTTTACTTTATATAGGTTCTCCCCATCGTCCCCTCTCCACCTAATCTACACGAACGAGGTTTTCTTTAAATATTTGGTCCCAATCCACACGTTTTATAGACCTTAACTGCTCTAATTTTTGAAATCTTTCGCCAGAACATGACGTTTGTAAATCTTTTATATCTCTTGCAGTCTTTAAACCAACTCCTGGTAATGAATCAGCTATCTGTCTTGCACTAGCTGTATTGATATTAACTCTTACATCAATTGGAAATGTTTCACGAGTTGTTAACTTTGGTGGAGTCACTCCATCTGCTTTTAATTCTGCAGTAAGACGTTCTTCAGTTTTTATCTTCTCTGTCGTAGCATCTATTTGTGGAGTTAAATCACTCTCGTCTGCATAAATAACTTCATCTTGTGCATCAACGCACATCATGATGCCTTCTCCATGTTGAGATATGACTTCGACTAATCCACCTGTAGGTCTGTACTGATACAACATAACTTAATTTTTAACCTGTGATTAGCTTACCAGTGTCAACCTTTGATTTCAACTCTATTTAGGATGGTTTGGATGAGAATTATCTATAACTATGGCAAATAAAGCAAAAGCAATACCCACTATTAGTACAAAAGCCAAAAATTGCATGTCAACTACTGAACTTTACTAAGTATAGACAAGAAAAAAGCGAGCCACAAGGACCCGCCTAATTCTTTTTATGAGTAATCTATCTCTTACTCGTCGTTTCCACCAACTTGTGATGCAAAGTCAATGAAACCTTGAACATCGTTCCAAGATACAGCAGCAGCAGGACGAAGATAGTTCACACGGCATACGACGTATGCAGCACGACCAGCGTCAGAATCGTCTTGGCTGATATAAACACCGTCACCAGTCACAGTTGTGTTGGTAATAGCGTTTACGTTGTAAAGCTTGAATGTAAGATCTGATGTAGATAAATACATCATTGAGTTAGCAAAATCGGTATTAGCGATAGTACCACTTACAGAAGTTGTAAAAGGAAGGTTTCCGTTTGTTGTGTCAGAAGTACCTTGAGCAATTCCAGAAGCTCCAATGGATAGACTTGCAGTAGCTGCAGAAAGTCCATTAGCCTGTGTAGCAGGAACACCTAATGGTGCGCCACTATTGTCAGGTCCGAAAAGAATTAGCTCAGTGTTGGTACCAAGAAGATCAGCAGTTACAGGAGCAGCAGGGAATCCAGCTCTATCCTGTGCAGCAGATGGAACATCTTGAGCAACAGCAATGGATGCACCGTAGACATATGCAGGACGTGCAGCGTCAGCTTGTACTACGAGGCTTGTACGATCATTACGTACACGATCACCTACACGGCGATCAGGAGAAGGAACAGTTAAGTCGAAGCTCTTGTTTGAAGCCTTAGCAGCTGTAAGGTTAGATACCTTTACATAACCGATAAGTTCAAATGCCTCAACCCCAGGCAGTCCGAATACACCTTCATCGTTGTATCCTGAAAGACGGTTGATCTGGTTACCTGGCTGAAGAATAGCTCCAGCAGAAGATTTGTAAGTTGCCATTAGTTATACCTCCTTACTCAGATACCGTGAAGGCTGTTGTGATGAAGTCCTTGTTCAAGTTCGCAAAACCAGCATATAGCTGCCAAATTAGAATAATGAATCTTGAGAAATCATCATTATTATTAATTAGAACTTGAGCGTTAGGTCCACCAATACCTACACCGATAGCCTGTGGTCCAAAGAATAGACCTGCAGGAGTTGTTTTTGAACCTGCACCATTACCATCACCAATATCAGAGGTAATAGTCTTAGCAGGGAAGTTTGTAGACTCAAAGAATCTTACTCCTTCAAAGACGAAACCGCTTGGCATGACTGGCTCTCCACCTACAAACTGGGCTTGTCCGAATTGACCGCCAGCGTAGATAGCTTGGTTAGGTTGTCCAGCACCCATGAGAGGAGAACCTTGTCCAGGCATTCCAGGGTAACGAGCAACTTCACGGAAGCCTTGGTCTGCACGTAGATCCTTCATGAATGAAGGGTCAGCGATACATCTGTAGTAGCCGTCTTGGAAGACAGGTACGTGACGCTTACGTAAACTCTTTACAACTTCTAAAAGGTCAGTTTTTACGTTGAACTTGAAGCGCTCAGAAGCATATTCTGTAGCTGTGTAAGCAGTAAGAGTAGTTGAGTTTGTCTTAGCTTTATTATTTGGATAGTAGTATCCACCTTGAGAATCAGAAGACTGGCCTCTTGACTCACTCTTAAAGAGTTCATCAATGAAGACTCTGTCTCTCCAACGACGATAGTCATCTAACAGAGTTAAACTACCGATTGACTGGTGGAACATATTAAGGTTCCCAGTATCAAGCAGCAAACGCTGTGCTGTCATCAAGGTCTCTCTAGCAATCTTGAATGTGCTAGGAAGATTTGTGTTGTTTGGATCGGCTGGACCTGTGTACTCACGAAGAGATACAAGAACCTTGTCCTTGACAATAGATCTGCTGTTTGCTGTACCTATGGTTTGATCCTGAGTACGCTCACGGCTAGTCTTAGTGCCAGGATTGCCGAAGAATCTGTAGCGGTCTAACTGTACGGTCTGACCAGG